GGATGGGGGTGGGGGTGGGGGTGGGGGTGGGGGTGGGGGGGTGAGTCTAAAATTTGACCGTTTGAAAATCTGACCGATGTATATCATTTTGGACGTGACTCGGTTCTTTGACAAGTTCAAAGCCCGCCTGATAAAACGGATGTGGAAACCGGTCGTATACATTAATATATCCTCGGAAATCCATTTCAAGTATCCACATATCGAGTGGTGTTTTCATAAATAGAGCGGTGTCTTCTTCTACCGCTTCTAATAATCGTTTCGCACCGCGCTGGCTGATAAGATATGCGCCCGCGGTTCGAAATAATGGTGTATACCAAACATTACAATTTCCTTGAATAACAGCAGATGAATAATTTCGACGTTTATAAATCGTATTCGTATTCGTTGATGCTCCAGTTAGTAGACGGGTTGGATAGTATTGTTCGAGAGATTTATTCGTTGTTCGTTGAAATGGAAAATATGTCTTTTCACCATCAATATCATAATTAGGGGTCCATTGACCACCAACATAAAGAACGTCAAGTTCTCTGGCGCCGGCACTGGCACTGGCACTGGCAAGTTCGCATACAACATCTTTCATTCGTTGATGCGACTCATCTGTAAATAGCACATCATCTTCAAATATCAGCAAGTATTCGGCATTTGGTGCTATGGCGTGATCCCGCCATAAAGAATAATGACTTAATGAACAACCAACTTCTCCAATAACCCGCTGTTTATCGTGAATTGTATCCAACAACCAATCAAACTCTGTGTAGTATTTCGAGAGATTTTTACCATCAACCGCCGGAAAACGGCGATAAATACCCCGCGAAGAAATAATATCCTTATCCATAATTATATTGTGACTGTTATGTACATTTGCCGGGTTGTATAAAAAAGGAATATTTTTATGAATACACGCCATTCGATCCGGGCGTCGGTCGAGATTAATAACAGCAATATCCAGTTTGTCAAACATTTACCGATATATTAATTACAATTCATATATCGGTTTAATATATTTTTTATATTTTAGTATAATATGTTCCGTGATTTAGTAAAACATATTAAACCGTAATACTCTGTTATAATACTCGTACAATCGATTTATTTTAGACCTATTATCACCTCACTACTTCAATGTCTATTTCAATTCTGTCAGTCGAACCTACCGTACCGACTTCTGAAAAAATGTGCGATCTAGACGCACTGAATACCGTAAGCGCGACCGTTACCGCGGCCACTACACTCCCTATCGCGATACCGATTACGGCAATAACCACAGCACCTAAGCAATCCGCAATTATAGAGCCCTTACTGGAAGAAGACCAGAACCGATTTGTATTATTCCCGATTAAAGACGCGGAAATATGGAATATGTATAAGAAACAGGTTGATTGTTTCTGGCGCGCGGAAGAGGTTGACCTGACAAAGGATAACGCCCACTGGAATACATTACAGGATGACGAGAGATATTTTTTATCGATGATTCTCGCATTTTTCGCCGCAAGTGACGGCATTGTTATGGAGAATTTGGCGCAACGATTTATGAGCGAGGTTCAATTGGCAGAAGCCCGGGCTTTTTATGGGTTCCAAATCGCGATGGAGAATATTCATTCGCAAATGTATAGTATGCTTATTGATACATATATTAAAGACACTACGGAAAAACACCGATTATTCAATGCGATTCAAAACTTCCCCTGTATTAAAAAGAAGGCGGATTGGGCATTGAAGTGGATCGGTGATAAGCGCAGCACATTCCAGACACGCCTTGTGGCGTTTGCGTGTGTTGAGGGGATTTTCTTCTCTGGCGCATTTTGTTCTATATACTGGATGAAGAAACGCGGCTTAATGCCTGGGTTGACGTTCAGCAACGAACTCATCTCTCGTGATGAGGCGCTTCATACCGAGTTTGCGGTGTTATTGTATACGAAGATGGTGAAGAAGATTCAGCGTCATCGTATCTATGAAATCGTGCGTGATGCGGTGGAAATCGAGAAGGAGTTTATTGCGGAAGCACTGCCTTGTCGATTGATTGGAATGAACGCGAAACTGATGTGTCAGTATATTGAGTTTGTTGCGGACCGCCTGGTGTTACAGTTAGGTTACGATAAAATATATAATGCGACGAATCCGTTTGAATTTATGGAGATGATTAGTCTCGCGGGGAAAACCAACTTTTTCGAGCGCAGAGTGGGTGAGTATGCGCTGGCTGAGAAGAAAGTGGCGGACACCGTGTTTGAATTCAATGCGGACTTCTAAGTCTCGCGTCGCTGCTCGTTCCGTCTCGCGTCGCTGCTCGTTCCGTCCCGCAGAGCGGGACGCCACTCGCATCTCCGCTCGGGCATCTTCGCCAATATTATCGTTAGGGTTTGAAGCGTCAGCGAAGTTACGTAGTGATGCGAGAGATGCGAGAGATGCCCGAGCGGAGCGAAATCCCGGCGCGTCAGCGGAGGGATGTAGCGACGCGAGAGATGTAGCGACGCGAGACCTACATAAACATCGCGCGCATTCCAAATCTTCTAGGTGTATTTGTTGGTCGTTGTAATGGTATAACAATGTTTTGGGGTTCTTTATTCACTTGATATATCTTGGTGGAATTGACGATGGCACCAGGTACAACAACTGGCGACTGTAATGAAATATTAGGGACAATATTTACGTGATTCTGTGGTATAAATGATCCAATAAAATCACGAGGTCGTTGTAAATTCATACTAAACGGGAGTTTGGGCTGAATAACATCATTTATAGAGTTATATGCCGGAGTGAACTGTTTAGTGTTTATACCAATGTCGTTATTCATAAATATTGGCAGATCGCGCGTATTGTTCACGCCATTATAATGTACACCGTTTGATTCGAGAAAATATTTTGTTTTCAATTCTTTGATGTTATTTATTGCGCTTTTTGGTGACACGCGTATTCTATTTACTTTATCAAGTGTTTGTTCTTCAAATTTAAGTTGATATGGTGAAATTAATGTGTCAAATGACGTGACATCGATCATATGTGTATCTGAATAAATATTATAGTTCAGATTTTTAACAGTGATTATACCATCATTATGCTCTGCCATAATAGATGTCGCTAGTTCATCTCGACAAATAAGGCGTTTAATACCGTCCGCAAATTGGAGAATATTCATATTTCCAATGGTGAAGAAATTGCTTCGGTCGATAATAAGGCCGACTCTTTTAGCGCGTTCGTGAATAAGGTTATCTTCACCACCCCACGCCCAGAAATTCGGAAATCCGTTTGTTTTCTCGAAATCCCCGCCGCGAATCGAAAATATTCCACCAAGTGCGAAATTAAACCCATAAAAGTGCTTGATTGTACCGAAGTCCGTTTCATAATTGAGAACATTTTTGTCATAGGGTAATGTGTCTACGTCGTTGAATATGAATGTAATTTCCTTGTAGTGATTGGGATATTTATATTTTATTGCTAAAAACCCAATGTTTTTCATTCCACCACGATTAAATGGGCGTGTATCGCTTTGATGAACGAAATAATAAGTCCAGTCTTTTTCTGGAACATCTTCCATTACTTTGTGAATATACGTATTAAAAAACACACGGTGTGGCTCTCGATCACGATAAGGGACGATAAAAACGAATTTAGGAACCGTGAGTGATGACGCGGACGACGACGAGTCTGGATCGTTCGCAATATCAGTCATTGTAATGTAATATTATATATGATGACATAAGAAAATATAGAATAATACGTAGCGAAGAAGCCTAAGCTGAAGCCGATCTCGAGTACTTCATTTATGGTATTTACTGAGTATCATTTTCGGAATGAGTTTATCCCGCATTTCATAGAGTTTCTTATAGCACTTATTGATAGTCACTTCACTCATATCACTCACGCGATTAACATCTTTTTTTGTGATTGACAAGTTACACATATCCGCCACGAAATAGATGATACCCGATGCGATACTATGAGGTGTATTTTCTGGAATCAGATTCTGTTTTTCAATCATAACCGCGATGAACTGGCAGAGTTTGGTGAGTTCGTCGTTTATATTCAGGCGGCTACAATACCTCTCGATAAACGCCTCTGGCTTCGTCTTACAGAAGTTCGTTTTATCCGAATTATTCATATTGGATTCTAATTCATTAATAATAGACACCGCGTTTTTACACCCCTTCGTCGCGCTCGTATTATCCAAATTGAAGATGGTGGCGATTTCTTTTGCGGTGCGTGGGCAATTATGGATTTTACACGAGATATAAATCGACGCGCCAACAACGCCATCACGGTTAAGACTGCGGAATGTCTTGTGTTCGGAAATGCGCTTATGAACGCGCAACGCCTCATCGATAATCATTTTGGATATACCCTTATTCTGCGCGATGGTGGTGATTTTCTGGAACATATCATATTGCGCCTTCTCGCGATACGGCATCGATTGCCATTCCGTATACCGCCGAATTTTCATCATATCTTGCGAATAAGAGCCACCCTCGCACATCACTTTACATCCGTAGGACGATTCAACTAGAAGCGGATTCACAGGCATACCGCAACGCGTCGGATCGCTCGCCTGATTATCATCCGCGCCATAATACCGCCATTCAGCGCTCTGGTCGAGAGATTCATCCTTGTATAATATACTACACGCCGGATTTTTACAAGTGAGGAATCCGTCGTCAGTTAAGACCACGTCACTCGAACACACATCACAATTTTCGCGAATACCTGATTTACGGTATAAACATTCAACATTTGTTTCTGATTTTATGAAAAGGGATGATATTTTTAGAGCAGTTGCCGTGGCCGTTGCGGCCGTCGCATTTACGCCATACAGTGCGGCGCTGGTCGGTTTCGGTGAATGATTTATGAATTCCGGCACGGTTATCATTGATTCACCGCCATCTGCCGATGATGTCACAAAATTCAGTATTTCGTAGTCGTTTATTTCGGTTGCGGTAGAAATCATTGACTCCTCTGCTAGTTCGACCGCGGCGGCGGCCGCTGCTTGTGTTCGTTGTTGCTCTTCTAATAATTCTGGCAGAAATGCGTCTTCAATATTCTTCCAAATTGTCTCGCTGTTCTGTTTTTTTTTGTTTTTCTTTGTATTGTTTACAATCCCGTGACTTGCGGGACTCGCGTGACTATGATACTTTTGCTGTAATTGGTGTTGATAATCGTGATTGTAGACAGTGTGTGTGTATTGTTTTGTAGTCGGTATAAAAACCCCGTGGCACAAATTTAAATTAGAAGAAGAAGACGTCGTCATTTCAAAAGAAGTATCTATCTATACACAGACGCAATACAATATCACCCTTTAAATATAATATATATTTAAACATTTAAATCAATTTTACAGTATAATACGCAAATTATACTATAAATAATCAATCCATATATTCGTTCGAGGTATTGTATAATTTTATACGTAGTAGTATATAGGACAACACATACACCCTAAAAAAGATATTCAATACAATGGGTAACAAACTATCAACCGAAAGCAGTGGTGAAGGATCCAGCTTGAAGAAATTAAATGATATGGCATTGAAGATTGATTTATATGCGCAACGTGTTATATTAAAAGAAGTGAAATTCAACTCGTCATTGTCGGATAGTGGTAAATGCGAGAAACTTATTATTATTACGAGTGAGATCTTGAATAGATTGCCGTTTCGCCTGATTTCGTATATGGACCGGCGACACAAACTCTTTTCAGAAAAATACGAAATGTATAATGCGATGGATCGCGCACTATTAGTAAATACAAATGAGGAAATTCTCAAAGAAAGCAAGTTAGATGAACCAAATGAGTTTAGAAAAAAGCAGATGTGTGTTGGTATTGCGCGTTTTTATGTCCAAATTGGAAATCTATTTAATGCGGTTATGTCGACGATGCGGCCCTATAATTACGAAACAAACCGGCGTTCAGCTCCGACGAATTTTTACGATATGTTAACATTTAGTTTGTTCGAGCGCGAAACTGGGAAGAACGAGCAGAAATATGAAGCATCCAATCTCTCGACGTTTGTGAAAAAACACAACGATGTTCAGGTAGAATTACAGCGATTTTTGTCGATGGGGAGTGGTGATATAATGATGACGCCGAATGTGTGCGATATAACAAATAATATAAGGGAAAAGAAATCAACGCCGCTTAATATGAATTCGTCGACATCGCCGTATCGTAATAAGGTGGAACCATCGATTTTCGCCGCATTAGAAGAATTGTATTTCGACATTTTTCACGAAACGTCGATATCCAACCCGAAGACACCGCAATTTATTGAAATGAGCCGTCAAGTTAAAGATAAGATATATAATCGCGATGTTCGGGATCTATATCGTATCGTTACAGGAAAGGAACCGACAGATGAAATAAAGACATTTGCGGATGTCGGGAAATATGTTGCGGATAATGAACAAATAAAGGAATGGTGTAAGAACAATAAAAACCGGTCCTTTAAGATTAACGATACGGTAAGACAAGATAGTACATTTGTTAAATATGTGAATCACATAAAGACGATGATCTACAATATCTCAAAACGTCGCAAGTATATTGTTAGTTTATTGGACAAGGTATTTATTATTCAAAAGAAAGGCCGTGAAGAAATGCGCGAGATTGAAGAACGATGGGATAAGAGTTTCAAGCGTGTTGACGGGTTTGATATGATAGAGCCATATTCTCGTGATTTCTATAGTTTAAGTATGTTTCACAATTTCTTTATTAATCCGAACTTAACGGATGCGGATTTACAGATTATTATTAATGACGCACGGAGTAAAATTGTTCAATTATACGCGTTTAGCTACGAGCAATTTTATATCGGATTTCAAATATTACAAGAGTTGAGTATGAGTATTCAGTTAGAACAGGCTACTGAGCAGCTTACATTATCGAAGGAGCAACAAGAATCGTTGAAATCGTCGTCAGAAGGAAAGAATAATAACAACTCGTTATTTAATAACGCAGATGATATGCATAATAAAATCGCTACAAAATCTCAATCATCGGCAAATGAGTATAAGGAATTGCTATCTAAATTGAATAAAAGATGGAGTGAGACGAGAGGAACCCCGAAATTAGAAGGAGAAATTACGTCGGCTATACGTCGGCTTATACAACAGGGTGAACGATTTATGACAAATATTATGGATACGTCTACTAGTGAGATATCAGAAGATACGACAAAGGGTGAATTCTCACACGAATTATCGCGTATAGATAATGATGTATTTAAGAGAAATAATAATATTCCTAATGCGAATTATGTCCCTATAGTATAGTGCGGCAGCACAGCACAGCACAGCACTCACAACAACTGTTTGTATCGTGAATATGTTGTGGCTTATGGCCAGTTACTGAAGTCGGTTTTCCAGTTTTTGAAAATATTCCTCATTGTATACTAAATTTCCGGTGGGACGATAAGATCCGGTTGATTTATATTCCTTCTTATCTTGTGTCTCCGAGAGATTTGGTGCGGACGAATCGTGTCTGGCGTTATATAATAATGTATTTGCGTCTTCAGGTGGATGTGCTTGTGATCTACCACCACCCACATCAGGCGCGCCCCCACCGCCACCG